CTTCATCAGCCAGCGACCATGGAGGTACTCCTCGGTTTATGGCTTGGTCGATGTAGACCAACAACTCCTCGCAAAAGGTAACAAAGACTCGGCTAAACTGAGCTTTCGTCTCCTGTATCTCATTGCCAAACTCTATGTGAGTGGCAATGAGTCTTCGATGTCGATCAATAGTGCGGATTGCACCGTGATCGTCGCCTGCTATAAGCGAAGGTGGCAACCTAGGCACATCGGAATAAACCATCAGCTCCATAAGGGCCTGGATCGTACAGAGCAATTCTTTCGAACCAGGATCACCCATATGGACGCCTCGCTCGGTCAAAATGACCCGATGCTCAGCGGACTGGTGGTCCCTTCTTACTTTCATCAATCTAGGTGCTAATAGCAGATTGATGGCCATCGTAAAGTAGAAGGTCTCGTATCGATTAGCAGAAAATCTGTGAACGATACGAGAGAGGACACGGCGACACAGGTTCCAATCAAAACCATTCGTCGATCCCACAAGGTCTATAACAGAGAATCCAGAATTGGGTTCAATGAAATTGTCTGTGCTCCTCATAACACGGACAGCGAGATCCCACCCTTTATAGGAGCGGGAAAACGCCGACCTTAAAGTAGGGTACTTGCCTACTAGCGATGCTAGCCAATGTGCAAACGGCTGCAGTAATACTGCAACAACAGCCGGGCTCTCCGAGAGAGCGCGTACCTTATTCCCACCCTCCGGTTGAAAGATGACTTCCGTCGGGATGGGACGCTGAACGAAGAAATCCCTTGGGCCCTCAATCGCGGGTCCTGGGACATAACCGCATGCAACGGCTTCTTCGACGCAAAGTTGTAAGATCTGGTGAGGGAATTCCCGATCCAGACCGAACATAGGTTCTTCAAGCGACAATCGTTCGTTGACGTTTCCAAGAACGGCTGCGAGCAAGCCCCCGGGGGCCATTTCGTCGCGGAAAGATGAGTTGAGAAAATCAACCTCGTCCCTGAGACGAGTCTTTCGACACAGTGTTCTGTAGGGTTTGAGCCCCTTTATCAAGCGATAGGGGGCACCCCACCAAGTGCGTGCATCTACATTAGAGCACGCAGGAACTCGGACGTACTTTTCTATGAAAAGCTTTTGGATATACATAGCACGACCACCCCCACTGCGGGGGTTTTCGTAACATCCGGAACCGCTCAATGAAATATGTGGCCTTTTGACAATGTCAATATTCGCGATATAGTTCATAAAACGGTCGATCGCCGCATTTAGGCGACCTGCCATTTCCTGATTCCAATGGCTCTTCCTTGTGAATTGCCGGAGGATTTCAAGGTACTCTACCTCAAATCGACTATCGTCGAGTGGGGGCGGAGGCATCATGCGCGCTTGAATCAAGTGCCCAAGATCGTCATACGCAGCTATCGGTACGACTGAAAAGTCATCTAATGCTTTTGCCATGGCAAAATACTTTAGCGCCGGTATCATCTCAAACCAGCATGGCCCAAGTGTGCCATTTCTGTTAATACCCGGAACCCCTTTCGGCATGGGGTTATCATCGTCACGGGGGACCTTATTTGCGTAGTGCAAAATATATAAGGTTATCTTTTTCCACTTCTTAGCGGCATCGTCGTAAGAGTGGATGGCCAAGGACAATGTCCAACGCCAGAGTCTGCAATGCAGAGAACAAGG